GTGCTGAGCCAGAAGACCTGCAGTCTGAGCTGGTCGACCAGATCATCATCCCTGGAGTAACCGCCCAAGGTGAATCGAAAACGGGGGCGGCGATCCGTGAAGCGATCTATGAGGAAGACTGGCCGGCGACGTATCCGTCGGGGCATTCGCTGGACATTGGCCAGGTGGTCGCTGTCGAGTCCGTGGTGGTGCTGGGAGACGCCGGGCAGGTGACTCCCTTCGAGGGCCAGGTGGAGCTTATCCAGGGTGGGAAAGAGAGCTATTTGGGCTTTCCGGCTGGCCGGCCTGCCGGTCGGTTGAGGATCCGCTATCGCGCCGGGGTGGATGTGCAGGTCTATCCCGGCGTGCTGAGCTGGCTATTGATGGCAGCGGAAACGGCGTTCACCCATCGGGGGCTTCTGGTCGTGGGGCAATCCCTGGCCGAAGTGCCGTCGAGCTTTGTTGATCATCTTCTGGCGGATATCACCGTCCCACCGAGGTTTTAGCTATGGCGATGCGAGCATCGGCATTACGTGCACCTGCCTCAGGTGAGTTGAAGCACCGCATGGAGGTTCGGAAAAGGTCTGACAGGCCTGGTAACCCCGGCCTGGAGTCTGAGTTCCAGCACGTCTGTTGGCGCTGGGTAAAGGTTGAGCCGCTTGGCACGGCGACTTACGCCAGAGCCCAGCAGACCAAAACGGCTCTAACTCACCGCTTGTATTGCCGTTTCATACCCGATCTGGACGCAGGCTGTGAGTTCGTTGGTCGTGGCCGTGTTTATCGGGTTAAGCGGCCCACCGAGCTTGCAGGCTTGCAAATCTGGTCGGTGGTGGAGGTGGAGGAACTGGGGCCGTCCAACCGCGAAGGAGGGCAGTCGAATGGCCAACTCAGTTTCGATTGACGGTTACCTGCACGTCGATGGATTCGACAAGTTCGATCAGGAGGCTTTCAACAAGCGCAAGATCCGCGCTGGCATGCGCAAGGCGGGAAAGCTTGTCACTGGCAGGGCGCAGATGAACCTGGCGTTGGGCGGTGGCCAGGACGGCTACCCGGTCAACCGCACCGGCGCGACCACTGCATCCATCGGTTTCAAGGTGTCGCGCGCTGGATTCCTGGTGCGGGTTTCGCCAAGCAAGACCAGCAGCATGAAGGAGTTTTACCCGGCCTACCTGCACTACGGCGTTCGCTTGGGCTCGAAGGTGCGTGGTCGCGGCCCTGGCTGGAATCGCCGTGCGCGGGGCCAGCGCAAAGCGCTGCTGGAGGCTCGGCGGCAAAACGGCTGGCGCATCACCCCGCGCGACAACTACATGACCGACGCGTTGGCCGACAGTCGCGCCGAGGTGCAACGCATCCTGCAGCAGGCTTTCGCCGCCGCGCTCCTGAACTGAGAAACCTACATGAAAATCACTCCTGTGATCGAGCAGTTGCGCACCTATGCGCTCGGCTTTGGCGGGCGTGTGGCTGGTGGTCTGGATTGGGATCCGACCGCTGACAGCGCCAAGATGGAGCCACCTGCAGCCTACGTGATCGCCGTCGGCGATTCGGCCGACGAGCCAGAATCGCAGAACGTCTACACCCAGACAGTGCGCGATGCCATTGACGTGTGTGTGGTGTTGCCGACCGACGACGAGCGCGGGCAATCGGTGGCTGACCCATTGCATGATTTGCGCGCTCAGTTGTGGCGCGCTCTGGTGGGCTTCGAGCCCGATCCCGAGTCGGGTCCGCTGCTCTACGACGGCGGCCAGCTGTTACTGCTCGACCGCGCGCGCGTTGTCTACCGCTATCGCTTCTATGCCGACTTCCAGTTGGGCCGCTGGGAGCAAACCGGCGAGGGCAAGCCGCTGACCTGGCAGGAATGTCAGCTCGCTGGATTGCCCGACCTGGAGGGGATCGATACCCGCTTCGACTTCATCAACCCCCTGAAAGACCCCAACGTCACGGCCCCAGGCCCTGACGGGCGAATCGAGTTCACAACCCGGGAGAATCTGACTCCATGAAAACCATGAACCTCAAGCCGGCGCCGGGGCGTGAATGCCCGATGCCGCATAACCCGCGTGAGCTGCTGCCCGCTGGCGGCGCCGCAGTGCCCATCAATGCGTATTGGCAGCGCCGCGTGCTCGATGGCGACGCTGTTGAACAGAAGGCCAGCACCAAGGGGAGCAAGGCGCAATGAGCGTAAGTTTCAGCAACATCCCCAGCGACATTCGCGTACCGCTGTTCTATGCCGAAGTCGACAATTCCATGGCCAACAGCGGTGCATCCAGTCTGCGCCGACTGCTGATCGGCCAGGTCAACGACGACGCGGACGGCTCCGAAATTGGCCGCCTGACCCTGGTGTCACGGACCAGCGAGGCCAAGGACATTGGCGGCGTCGGTTCGATGCTGGCCAGCATGCACGCCCGTTGGCGTGCCATCGACGTGGCCGGCGAGGTCTGGTGTCTGCCGCTCAAGGTTGAAACCGGCGTGGCCGCGAGCGGCACCGTTACCGTAACGGGGTCGGTCGAGTCGGCCGGCCTGGTCACTCTGTACGTGGCCGGTCAGCGCGTGCGCGCCCTGGCGGTGGCGGGCGCCTCGGCCGATGTGGTGGCCACTGCCCTGGCGGCGACCATCAATGAGGCAATCGACCTGCCGGTTACCGCGACGGTGGCCGAGGGCGTGGTCACCCTGCAGGCGAAGTTCAAGGGGGATCTGGGCAATGACATTCAGGTGCAGTTGAACCGTCTGGGTCGTGTGAACAGTGAGGTAACCCCCGCAGGCTTGACCATCGTGGCCACGGGCATGACCGGCGGGGTCGGCAGCCCTGACGCCGCTGCAGCGCTGGCCGCGCTGGGCGACGAAGAATTCGAATTCATCGCCCAGCCCTGGAGCGACGCGGACACCCTGGACGCCTGGAAAGAAACCATGGACGACAGCGCCGGCCGCTGGTCCTGGGCTAAGCAGCTGTACGGCCACGTCTACAGCGCGAAGCGCGGCACCCTCGGCGAGTTGGTCGCGGCTGGTCGCCTGCGCAATGATCCGCATGTGACCGTGCATGGCTTCGAGCGCGGCGTGCCGCAGCCGGTGTGGGAGGTGGCCGCCGCCTGGGCTGCCCGTACCGCCGTGTTCATCAGTGCCGACCCGGCGCGGCCGACGCAAACGGGCGTGCTGGTGGGCATCGACCCGGCGGCTGCAAGCGACCGTTTCACCCTGACTGAACGGCAGTCGCTGCTGACCAGCGGGATCGCTACCGCCGCTTACAACGGCGGCAGCTACCGGATCGAACGCGCTATTACCACGTATCAGCGCAACGCCTACGGGCAGGCCGATGACTCGTACCTGGACAGCGAAACGCTGCACCAGTCGGCGTATGTGATCCGCAACCTGCGCAGCATCATCACCAGTAAGTACGGCCGCCACAAGCTGGCCAACGACGGCACCCGCTTTGGCCCTGGCCAGGCGATCGTCACGCCAAAGGTGATTCGCGGCGAGCTGGTCGCGGCCTACGGCGCCATGGAGCGTGACGGCATCGTGGAAAACGCCGAAATGTTCAATCAGTACCTGATCGTGGAGCGGGACGCGAATAACCCGAACCGCCTCAGTGTGCTGTTCCCGCCGGACCTGGTGAATCAGCTGCGTGTATTCGCGCTGCTGTACCAGTTCCGCCTGCAGTACCCCGAAGCGACTTAATCCGCATCGTTCAACCCCGGCCCGCCCTGTGCGGGTTTTTTTATGGGAGATCCCTTTATGGGTCAGAAAGTCGCAGGCACCTGCTACGTCAAGGTTGACGGTGATCAGGTCGTGATCACCGGCGGCGTAGAAGCGCCGATGAGTGACGTTAAGCGCGAAACCATGGTGCGGGGCTACTTCAAAGAAGAAGACCTGGTGCCGTATGTGGTGGTCGACGCGGTGAAAACCCCCAACTTCCCCCGGGCCAAGCTGGCCGCCGGCATCAACATGACCATCACCGCCGAGTTTGCTGACGGTTCCGTGTACGTGCTGAGCGGCGCGTACCTGGTCGATGAAACCAAAGTGACCGGCGATGACGCCAAGGTCTCGCTCAAGTTCGAAGGCATCCAAGGAGACTGGCAGTAATGAGTACCGTAACCCATACCCTCGCAGCACCGATTCAGGCCCACGGCAAAGAAGT